TTTTTAAAGATATTACTTAAAATTAAAATATTATAAGAGTATTGGTATTAAGCTATCAAAAGATAATTTTACGTCAGTAAGTTGGATTTAAGGGCAAGAAATATAAATACAAACATCAGGAGTGTAATCATCATGAAAGATTTATTAATAGAATATAGAAAGACTAGGTTAAATGTATTAAATAAAATTAAAGATTTAGAAAATAAAGATTCTTTTAGAATGGATGATTTATTAGTCTATAAAGATATTTTAAAAGATTTAGATTATACAATAAAATGGTTAAAATATGGACATCAACCTGGGATTTATAAAGCTATTGATAGATCACAATGTTATTTAGTAGATCAACAAGTTTTAGCAAAAGCTTGTGATGAATCTATGTATAAAAAAATTTCTAATGAAGAATATAAAAATATTATTGAAGATATAAATAATCCAATTAGTTATGCTTTGATGAAATTAACTCCTATTGAATTAGAATGTTTTATAATGGTTAAATGTGAAGGATTAAGTTATAGTGAAGTTGCTAATTTATTAGGAGTAAAAAGAGGAACAATACAAAAACACTTAGAAAGAGCCAAATGTAAAATAAATTTAGAGATAGATAAAAATCTTTTTATTAATATAGATTAAAAGTTTAAAAGGAGAGATATAAACGAAATGGGATCAATAATAAGTGCTTTGATAAGCATGTTGGGTGTTTTAATTGTATTTTATAAAACTAGAGAGTACCAGTCTAATATACATAAGGAAAAACTAGAAGAAGACGCAAAAAATAATCAACCAGTCTTCATATTCGATCCTCTTGAAATATATTACCAATTTAAAGGTTATAAAAAGAAATATATTGATAAGAACTGGATATATCCTGATTCAAATTTATATAATGACAATTTAAACAATGACTTTAATAATGATTATTTTCATAAATCGATATTAAGGTTTAGAAATATAGGTAACGGCGTAGCCAAAAACGTTACGATTACATGCAAACATATAGACGGATTAAATTTTTTGAATCAAGTGAACGGTGATTCATATTATCCTTTAAATCATGATTTTAAATTAGGTAAAGTAAATGATGATAATAATGAAGCAACAATTTCAGTGGAGTTAGATGAAAATGGTGATAAGGGATATTCTTTCAGAGTCCGAATGAAAGAAAAATATTCAGAGAAAAAATATAGATTTATTAATAATAATGGTTATATTGAATTTCCTTTCAATCTTTTTGATATGCGTATCTTTAATTATAGATTATATCATTCTGATCCGCGAGAAATAAGAGAACCAATGCTTCAATTTACATTTGAATATTATGATCTATATGATAATCCATATAAAGATACTATTTATATTTCAATTAATAATATGTCGTTGAAACACAATCATCGAGATGAAATAACTGTTATGGCTAAATTAGATGAAGTTAATGAAGAATATAAAGTTAAAGCAGATGAAAATATTCAAAGTAAGTTAGGCCATCCGAAATATTTTAATTAAATATATGTCTTACACAGTATACATATGTATAAGAAACAATTTTGAGGATAACTTATGAGTAAAAGAAAGCAACAACAATTTGATTGGTTCTACCGTAAGAAAGCTTGGTTAAATATTAGAGAAATAGCATTAGATAGAGATAACTATTTATGTAGAAGATGTGTTAGATTAAGCAAGGTTAGACCTAATCCTGCAGTAATTGTACATCACATTATTCCTATTACTAAAGATTTTACTAAAGCGTTAAAATTAGATAATTTAGAATCTCTTTGTTTAGAATGTCACAATAAAGTACATCCTGAAAAAGGGAAAAACCGTCTTTCGAAAGACGGTTTTTTTGTTGGTAATGTGAGGAAAGAAATGATGTTTGATGAATATGGAAATTTAATTGAAAGGGTCCCCCCGGGTTAAACATTGCCGGGCCACTTTGGGGGACCGGCTTAGGAGGAGGTACATTTAACGGATTGTTTCACGTATGACCCCCCTCCCCATTTAATTTTATAAATACACTCAAATATAGGTTGTGATTTGATGGTTAAAATAGGCGAAGATAACATGGATTTAATTAAACAAAAAAGAATAAAGAAAGAGTTGTCTAAACTTAAAAAGGTTTATAAAGACATACCAAAAGATAAGATGATTATTGTAGATGGATTAATAAATAGAGCTGCTTTTATGAGGATTTCATTAGAAGATATGGAACTTGATATTCACAAAGATGGATTTGTAGAAATGTTTAGTCAATCAGAAACACAAACACCATATGAGAGAGAAAGACCAGTAGCAAGACTTTATAATTCAATGAATAAAAACTATCAATCAATCATTAAAGAATTAACATCACATTTAAAATATTTAGATGAAGACCACGATGAAGTTCAAAATAATTCAGTTATAGAAGCTTTTGCGAAAAGACGTGATAGAAGTGGTTAATAAAGTTGAAGATTACTACTTTAAAAGTTATCCAATTCAATACAATCCAATAATTGAATATTTTAACCAAATTAAAAATAAAAAAGTAATTGTGTCATTAAAAATATATAAGGTTTATAAAAAAATTGTGGAAAATATTCATGATACTGAAAGTCAATGGATATATTCTCCTGAACATGCATTACACCCAATAGAATTTATAGAATCATTTTGTAAACATATAAAGGGAAAGTATGCTGGAACACCAATTGAATTAGAATTATGGCAAAAAGCAGGAATAGCAACTATTTTTGGTTTCATTAATAAAAAAACTAAAGAAAGAAAATATCAAGAAATCTTTTGGGTGGTGGCTCGTAAAAATGGTAAGTCAACTATATCTAGTGGAATAGCGTTATATTTGCTCGGTGCTGATGGTGAAGGTGGCCCAGAAGTATACACAGTGGCTACCAAAAAAGATCAAGCAAAAATAGTATGGAACGATGCTAAAAAGATGGTGAATAAATCGCCGTTATTAAAACTCGATTTCGTAACTAAAGTAGCTGAGATATTAACACCTTTTAATGATGGACAATTAATTCCCCTTGGTCGAGATAGTGATACTACAGATGGGTTAAATGTACATGGTGCTATTATGGATGAAGTGCATGCTTGGAAAACAATGCAAATGTACGATGTGGTTTTTGACGGAATATCTGCACGTGATAATCCTTTAATTCTAGCAATAACTACTGCGGGAACAATAAGAAACTCTGTGTATGATATAAAATATGAAGAATCAGAAAATATAATCAATGGGTTATGGGAAGATGAAGGATATAAAAATGAACGATTTTTACCTTTGATATATGAATTAGATTCACGAGAAGAATGGATAGATGAAAGTTGTTGGCTAAAAGCCAATCCAGGATTAGGTTCAATAAAGAAAATAGATGCTATCAAAACTAAAGTAAATAGAGCTAAGAAGAATGCTTTATTAAGAGCAAACCTACTAACAAAAGATTTTAATATTCGGTCAAATGCAAATGAAGCATGGCTATCTTTTGAAGATTTAAATAATACTAATAAATTTGAATTAAGTGAATTGAATCCTTCCTATGCTATTGGCGGTAGTGACTTATCAAGCAGTATTGATTTAACAGCAGCGTGTATTGCTTTTATGCTTCCAAATGACAAAAATGTTTATTTCAAACATATGTATTGGATACCAGAAGATCTAGTAGAAGATAAAGTAAATGAAGATAAAGTACCTTATGACAAATGGATAGAATTAGGATATGTAAGGACAACACCTGGCAATAAGGTTCATTATAAGTTTGTTGAAGAATGGTTTGATGAATTGCGTGACGAATTTGATATTTATATACCATGGCATGGTTACGATGCTTGGTCTGCTGAATATTATGTTGAGAGTATGAAAGATAAACATGGAAGCGAATCAATGATTAAAGTATATCAAGGTAAAAAAACTTTATCAGGACCAATGGAAAATTTAGGTGCAGATTTAAAGAAAAAACACATTAATTATAATAACAATCCAGTAACAAAATGGTGTTTATCTAACACTATTGTTGATATAGATAAAAATGGAAATATCCAGCCAGATAAAAGTAATAAAAGAAGACGTATAGACGGATTAGCTTGTATGCTTAACGCTTATGTAATTTTAAATGAAAAAATGGATGATTATATTAATTTGATAGGTGCATAACTGGAGGTGATTATATGTTTAATAGAGCAAAGGCTTTTTGGAATAAACTATTCTTAGATCCATTAGCAGATGCGAGAGAACAAAGCATTTTTAAAATGATGAATAACTATACACCTACATTTAACTATGTAGAAAATCCATATGATACAAAAATAGTACGCAAAGCTGTACACACTATAGCTACTAATGGTGCTAAGTTACGTGCAAAACACATTAGGAAGAAAGATGGGAAACTTGAAGTTCAAAGTACAAACTTTGAATATTTGCTTAATATACGACCTAATTATTTTATGAGTGCATTTGATTTTTTGTATAAAATTATTACTCAATTATTATTAAAAAATAATGCCTTTGTTTATATCGAAAGAGATGAAAGAGGTAACATAAAAGGATATCATCCAATAAATTCAAGATACACAGAATTAATTGAATATAAGGAAGATTTATTTATTAGATTCTATTTTCCCAATGGTAATAAGCTATCAGCGTCTTATGATGATGTTATTCATCTAAGACGTTATTTTAATAATAACGATATTTATGGTGAATCTAACAAATGTATAATAAATGGATTAAATGTTATTCAGGCTGCAGATGATTCAATTATTAATGCAACAAAACAGTCAGCTTTTTTAAGAGGTTTATTAAAATACAATCAAATTTTAAAGCCAGAAGATATAAAGAGCCATAGAAATAATTTTGTTAAGGACTATTTAAATATTAATGATTCTTCGGGTATCGCAGCATTAGACCAAAAGGCTGATTATATTGAATTGAAAAATGACCCTAAAATGGTTGATTCTAACCAAATGAAATTTCTTTCAGAAGATATGCTAGCTTATTTTGGTACTAATGAGGACATTGTTTCATCAAATTATACTGAGGATCAATGGAATGCATTTTATGAAAGTGTATTAGAACCAATTAGTATACAAATGTCTCAAGAATTTACTTATAAATCATTTACAGAACGTGAAATGGGTCATGGTAATGAAATTATGTTTGAACCAAATAGAATTCAATATGCTTCTATAAAAACAAAAATTGAATTAATTAAGACAATGGGACCAATGGCAGTTATTAAAAAAGATGAAATGAGAGAAATATTTAATCTCCCGTCTATGGACGAAGGCGGAAATGATTATGTACAAACATTAAATTATATAGTCGCCTCAGATGCACAAGAATATCAAATAGGTAAAAAAAATAATGATAAAGGAGTTGATGAAAATGGGGACTAAGAGAAAAGAAATTATTAAAAGAGAAAAGCAAATAAGAAGTATGCCTGTAAGTATATCTAAAAGAAATGAAGATGAAAAAGAAAAAATGGTAGTTGAAGGGTATGCAGTAAGGTTTAATGAACCCACTGTTTTATTTAAATTTGATGGTTTAGAGTACAAAGAGATTATTAAACCTGAAGCTCTAAATCATGCAGACTTATCGGATGTACCATTTAAATATAATCATTCAGATAATGTAATGATAATGGCACGTACTAGAAGTAAGACGCTCACACTTAATATAGATAGTGAGGGTCTTTTTATTAGGGCTGAATTAGCAAATACGACGGCAGGTCGTGATTTATATGAATTAATTAAACGTGGTGATGTCGATAGAATGTCATTTGCTTTCACTATAGAAGATGAAGATTATGATATTGAAACACATACTTATACAATAAGATCTATTGATAAATTGTTTGATGTTGCCGCAGTTGATTTTCCAGCATATGACAATACTTCTATAAGTGCTAGAAAAAGTTCTGCTCTTGAGCTGGAGAGGTCTAGAGAAATTGATTTGGAGAAGTCGGCAGACGAAAAGCGTAAAAAAGAATTGTTATTAAAATTGAGATTAGGAGGAGTTTTTAATGAATAAACGATTAAAGGAAATTTTAGAAAGAAAGCAAGAATTACGTAAGTTAATTGAACAAGATGACAACGCAGACTTAAACGCTATTTCTACAGAATTAGATGAAATTGAAGCGGAAGAGCGTCAAATTAAAGATAAACAAAATATCATTGAGCGCATGTCTAAAGGAGAAACTATTGGCAATGTCATTAGTCAGAATTTCGATAAAAAAGAAATAGACATGAGAAGTATGAATTGGGAGCAAGCAATTGAAACACCTGAATATCGTTCAGCATGGTTAAATGATATCGCAGGTAGAAAAGTTACAGAAGAACAGAGAAACTTAATTTCGAAAGTAAATGAACAGTATCGTAGTGATTTTGTACATTCGACTGAAAATAAGGGCGTTTTAATTCCCAAATCAGTAGCAGATGGTATTTGGGAGAAAGCTGAACAAACTTCTAGTTTATGGGCAGATGTTAATAAGTTTAAAGTTAAAGGCATATTAACGTTAGTTACTGGTGAAAAAAATAAAAATGCAACTTGGTATGAAGAAAGTACAGTTGTTGAATCTGAAGAATTAAAATTTGGAACTGTTGAGTTATCGGGTTATGAATTAGCTAAATCTATTACTGTATCGTGGAAGCTTAAAACCATGGCAATTAATGAACTTGAAACTTATATAATTAATGAATTAGGAAAAAGAATTGGTGCAGCATTATCATACGGTGTTTATCGTGGCAAAGGTCCTAAAACAGCACAAACCAATTCAAAATCGGAACCATTAGGTATTAGAACGATATTGAAAAATACTAATAAATATTATGACAATGCTGTATTGAGTTATAACGTATTATGTCAATATTTAGGTGAAATTCCGACAAATTATTCTAAAAATACAAAGATTTATGCTAGCAGGAGAACAATTTGGACTTCGTTAGCTACTCTTACAGAGAGTGGTGGAAAACCATTATTTATAGCTGATCCAACTAATAACGGAATTCATAGATTGTTTGGAATTGAAGTTAAAGAAGATGCAGGTATCAAATATGGTGAAATTTTAATTGGGAATTTAAAGGATGGTTATGTAGCAAATATACAAGAAGATATTTCTATTTATACTGAAGACCATATTAAAGAACGGAAAACAGACTATATGAGTTATGCTATAGTTGACGGTAAACCTATTGATGAAAATGCATTTGTTATTTTGAAGGTAATAGACGGTGTGGATTTAGATGAGCCAGAAAATACAGTACAGGCTCTTTAAATAGGTGATCTAAATGACTGAAAAAATAATAGCTCTATGTAGTGAAGATTTTAAAGACAAATCAAATAATTTAACTTTGGTAAGTAAAGGTGACCTATATGTAGGGACAGTAGAAAGAATTCAATTTTTAGTTGATAGAGGAGTGTGCGAGTATATTGATAATAGTCAATTAGACGTAATGCTATTATCAAAATATGCAAAACATACTGGTGGACCTAATTTTATAACTAGTGATGGTAAAAAATTTATTGGTAAGGCAAAAACATTAGACTATATAAAAGAAAATATATTATATAAGTAGGTGGTTGTAGTGATAACCGAAAATCTAGCAGTATCACTTGAAGAAATGAAAAAATACTTACTTATTGATTTTGACGATCAAGATAATGAGATTAAAGATTTAATTTATGCTGCTCAATCCGAATTAGCAACTTCAGGTGTACCATTTCCTAAGGTTGTTAATCCTTTATATAATCTAGCTGTTAAAATGCTAGTTTCCAACTTTTATGAAGATAGAAATAGTTTAGGTACTAGAGGTTATAAAGTAGATGCAATTATTACTAAATTGGCTATGAATCAGCATCAAGATTTTATTAATTATGAAGTAGTCAGCAGTAGTAATAATCAAAATAAAGAAGTTGCGAAGTGATTCTATGAGAAATTTTAATAAACTTAAAATAAGAATAGGATTTATAAATACATTGTCAAGAGTTGGTGGGAAACCTGGAAAAGAATACAGTGAAGATACTTTGTTTAACTGCTGGGCTTCAATTGAAAATGTATGGCTTAAAGATATACAACAAGCTAAAGCAAATAATACTGAAACAGATTTAACTATTACTATAAGAGATCCATTAAACACCTTTGAAATTAAAAAAACTCATGCAGTAAAAATATTAAATGGTAGATTTAAAGATAAAATTTATGATATAAGTTTGATTCAAAAAGATTTTCAAGATTCAAGATTTGTTACATTAATTTGTAAGCAGGTGATCTAATGAGCGTTAAAATTAAAGGAATTGAAGGTGTGACAGATAAAGTTCATCAAGAAATTCAAAATCTTATTAGCAAAACTGAAACTGAATGCTTATTAAAGGGTGCTGAAGTAGTAAAGACGGCAATAATTAAAGAGTTTGGAAAATTTAAAGATACTGGTGCTAGTATAAATGAAATTAAAATTAGTAAACCAATTAAATTTAATAATAAGAGTAAAGTTACACTTTATTGGGACGGGCCAAATAAAAGATATAAAATAATTCACTTAAATGAATATGGTTATACCAAACACGGTAAAAAGAAGGCTTCTAAGATTAAGCCGAGAGGATTTGGAGCAATTCAAAGGGCTTTACTTTTAAGTCGTAATAATTATAAAGATGCAGTTTCAAATGGATTTAGGAGTAATATAAAATGATTAGTGATATTTTTGAATATATAGAAAAAGTATTAAACTCAAATGCGATTGTTAACGAACATGTTGGCAATCGTATATTTTTTTATCAAGTTGAAGAAACCGATGAAGAATCAATAAATTTACCATTTATAGTAATTAATAGTTTAGATCCATATAGTCCACGCTCATTTGCTAGTAATAATTATTTTAATCAAAATTTTGTTGTTCAAATTGATGTAGAAAGTAAAGAGGATTCTATTACTAAATTAGTTGCTAATGAGATTACTAAAGAATTATTTAAGCATTATTTATTCAAATTAGATGGAGGACTTGATGAGTTTTTTATTGAAACTCAAAGGTTTGTTGATTCTAGAAGATATGAAGGAATACCAAAAAATATTAATTAGGAGTGTTAATTATGACAGAAACAGTTAAAACTAGTTCTACTTTGATTGGCTTTGAAAAGGTTTATGTAGGAATTTATAACAACAATGGAGATTTACAGGAAATTTTAGAATGGAAAGATGATCATGGTGGAACTGTAAACATGAAAATTGCAGGTTTAGACGCTGATGAATTAAGAGTTAGAGCATCAAATAAATTTGTATGGATTTCTAAAAAAGGGACAGGAGATGTGAAAGTTGAATTTGAAACATTCAATCCACCTTATGAGGATATGATGACTATTTTAGGAAGAACTAAAGACCAACATAATATTCATTGGGCAGGAGAAGATACTAATCCACCTTATGTATCATTATTAGCTGTATCTTCAAATCTAGTGGGAGAAAAAGCTTATTTAGGATTGCCTAAAGGTAAATTAGGTGTGAATGATACGGAGTTTGCTACAACCGAAGCAAAACAAAAAGAGCCTAAAAATACTAAATTATCTGGAACATTTGTTGATAAAGTGATTGAAGGTAAATCAAGAGTATTTGGTTCATGTTTTGGAGAAGATAAGTTTGATAAATTTAAAGAATTAATTATTGGAACAGTAGATAGTAAAAGTAGTAAAGCAGTAGGTTCATCACTTTCGTCTACATCATCAAGTACTGGTTCACAAAGTGTTTCTAGATAATATAACAATAAAGGAGTAATTAAATGACAAATATTAAAGGTACTTACATTGAACTCTATAATTCTGAAAAGGGAGAATACGAAAAGATTATACAACCTTTTATTTCTTCCAAAAAGTTATATGACGCATTAGACATGCAAGAAAAAGCCCAAAAAGCAAAAACTGAAAAGGAAGAGTTAGATTTAGCTTTACATTACATTGAACAATTATTTGATTCACCAAAAGTTACATTTGAATCTATTCTAAACGGTGTTGCCAGTGCTGACTTATCTGAAACATTACAAAGAATTATGAGTGATGTAGTGGGAAAGAAACCTCAGAATCGTCAAGAACGACTCAACCAAAAACATATCAAGAAGCAAAACAAGAATTAAATAAGATTTTTCAGCATTTTATGAAAGAATTAGGTTGGTCATATAATGATGTGGCCAACGCCGATTTTTATCATTTAATTGAAATTTTAGAAACAAATGATACAAATTCAAATCAAGTAGTTAATGGCTATGAGTTTATAGCTTCTCTATAGAGAAATGGAGGGATTGCATTATGTCAGAAAAAATTGAAGGTTTATCACTATCTTTAGATTTAGATTATTCGCGAATTGACGAAGGAATGAAAGGGCTAAAAAGAGAGCTTAGTGTAGTTAATAGTGAATTTAATGCCAATCTTTCAGCATTTCAGAGAGGCGAAGAATCTATTGAAAGATATCAAGTAACCATAGAAGGGCTTAATAAAAAATTAGAAATACAATCAAAAATTGTTGAACAAGCAAAAGAAAAATTTTCTAATTTGAAAAAAACTCACGAAGAGCAGAGTGAAGCTTTAACAAGAGCAAACAGAAGGGTAGAAGAGGCCAACGATCGTTATGAACGATTAAGTAAAACTACAAATGTAAGTAAAAAAGAATTAGATGAAGCTAGAAAAGAAGTACAAGAATCTGAAAAAGCATTTGAAAAATTAAGTAAACAAGCTTTGGTAACTCAAAAAGAGTTAGATAATTCTGCAAAATCTGCTAATAATGAAGTAAGAATTTTAAATAATTTACAACACAGTATTGAAAATACTAGTAAAAAGTTTGAAGAATTTAAAAATAATCAACATGACGTTGATGAAGGCAATCATAAACTTAGTAAATCCTTTGATGCAGTTGCAGAACATGCAGCAAAAGCTTCAGAAAAATTTAAGACTATAGGTAAAGGAATGACAGCTAGTATAACAGCGCCTTTAACTGGAATTGGCATAGTTTCTAAAAATGCATTTTATGAAGTGGATGAAGGTTTAGATATTGTAACTACTGCTACAGGTGCAACAGGAAAAGAGTTAGATAATTTACAAAATAATTTCAAAAATGTTTTTAGTACATTCCCAGGAGATGCTCAACAAGTAGGGGGCGTACTAGGTGAAGTTAATACACGTTTAGGACTTACCGGAAAAGATTTAGAAAATGCGACTAAAGAATTTTTAGAGTTCAGCGATATTACTAAGACTGATGGAGTTCAAGCAGTTCAATTAATTACTAGGGCTATGGGAGATGCAGGAGTAAGTGCAAATGATTATTCTAAAGTATTAGATAGCATGGCCAGAGCATCCCAAGTAAGTGGAATTTCAATAGATAAATTAGCGGAAAATGTCACTAAATATGGTGCACCTATGCGTAGCTTAGGCTTTGAAATGAAAGAATCAATTTCTTTATTTTCTCAATGGGAAAAAGCGGGGGTAAACACTGAAATCGCGTTTAGTGGTCTAAAAAAAGCAATATCTAATTGGGGTGCTGCTGGAAAAAATCCTAGAGTAGAGTTCAAAAAGACTTTAGATCAAATTAAAAAAGCACCTGATATTTCTACAGCTACTAGTTTAGCAATTAAGGCATTTGGAGCCAAAGCGGGTCCAGATTTAGCTGATGCAATCAAACAGGGTAGATTTTCAATTGAAGATATGAACAAAGCTTTAAAAACATCATCAGGTACAGTTGATAAGACTTTTAAAAGTACACAAGATGGAGCAGAAAAATTTAAAGTAGCAAATAATAACTTAAAATTAGGTTTATCTGAGATATGGGCATCTATAGAAGATGCATTTGGTCCAGTTTTACAAAGTTTATCTAATCATATTAAAGATGTATCAAAATGGTTTGGTGGTTTATCATCTAATACTAGGAGATTGATTGTTATATTTGGCGTTGTTGCAGCTGCAATAGGTCCTACATTATGGGCCTTAGGTTCATTTATAGGTGCTCTAAAAAAAATAAAAGATGTATTTGGTTTATTGAGTGGAATAGGTAAAGTAGGAAAAATATTTAGTTTATTCACTAATCCAATAGGAATAGCTATATTAGCAATTGGAGCATTAGTAACAGCATTTGTTGTAGCTTATAAAAAATCTGAAACATTTAGAAATTTTGTTGATAAAGCATTTGAAGGTATAAAAAAAGCCGCAAATAGCTTTGGTAAATTTATAGGTCCAGTTATAAAAAAATCTTTTAATGGATTAATTAATCTGGGTAAATCAATTGGAAACTTTCTAAAAGGATTTTGGAATGAAAATGGAAATACTATAATTCAAAATTTGAAAAATATAGCTACTGTTATTTCTAAAATAATAAAGTTTATATTTTCGATTTTTTATTTGGTATTTCCAAAAATAAAGATAATTGTTAAAACTGTTTTTGGTAGCCTAGTAGGTATTATAAAAGGATTTATTACCATTGTTAGTGGCTTAATAAAAGTATTCTCGGGTCTATTTACTGGAAACTGGAAAAAATTGTTCCAAGGTTTGAAACAAATTTTTAAAGGAGCATTTCAAGTTTTATGGAATATTATAAAAATAAGCTTTTTTGGTCTAATAGTAAAAGGCCTCATAAGTTTTGTGAAATTATTTACCTTTAAAATCAAAAATTTATGGCTTAAAATATCATCATTTTTTAGTCAGTACACCAAAAATATTTATAATTCTACAGTCGGTAGATTTAAAGCAATATATAATGTTATATCAAAAATTATTGTTAGTTTAATAACATTTATCATTACTAAATCGTTATCTTTTTATAAAGGTATAGTAACTATATTTAAAAGGATTTATGAAAAAATATCTAATATTATCGGTAATTTAAGAGACTGGTTAGTAAATACATGGCAATTAATAAAGGAAAAAACTATAGAAGCAGTTTTTAATTTAAAAGATAGAATGATATCCACTTTTTCAAATTTGAAAGATAAAGTTTTGAATTTTACTGAAAAAATTAAAAATGGATTTGTAGGAATGAAAGATAAAGTTATAGATACCGCAAAAGAATTAGCAGAGGGACTTAAAAAGTATGCTATTGGTGGTATCAATAAAATGATTGATGGTATTAACTGGATAGGCGATAAACTAGGAATGGGTAAAGAGATAATTAAACCAATCAAACTCTCTACTGGGACAGCTTCAATTGATGATGGTGTTCTTAGCGAGTCTACTTTAGCAATAGTAAATGATAAAGGGCCAGGTAACGGACCTAATGGATATTATCAAGAATTACTACAATCTCCCAGCGGTGATTTATATGCGCCTCAAGGTGAAAATGTACCAGTTTATATTCCTAAAGGCTGGGGAGTGTACAATGGTGCACAAACATATGCTATGCAACAATCCGGAGTAATACCTAGACTTTCTATAGGTTCAGGTATTATGGATACATTTAATAAAGCAGTTGAATTTGGTTCCAACATAAAAGATAAAGTAGTTGAAACGGCGTCTAATGTATACGAATGGGCGTCAGAAAAAATAGGCGATGTAATGGATTATATTAGTGATCCTGGAAAATTAATAGATAAAATTATAGATGTTTTTGGCGTTAATTTTAAAGGAATCAAAGAAATACCTTCTAAACTGATTAATGGTATGTTTAAAAAAATTAAAGCTGGTGCGGTTGATTTTGTAAAAAAATGGTTTGAAGAAGTTGGCAATGCTGATGGATCATCATTTACTAAATTTGGTATTAATATGGGCTATTATCCCAATGGTGGTGCACCAAATTATAGCTTTGCAAATGGTCATCATTATGGTATCGACTATGCAACTCCATATGGAACTCTTATTACAGCGCCTACATCTGGCACAGTCTCAAGACAATATAATCAATATGGTGGTTTAATTGCTAGATTAGTTAGTGGTATATATGCTCAATACTTCTTACATTTAAGTGAAGTATTAAAAACTGGACGTGTTGAACAAGGAGAACCAATTGCTAGAACTGGTAATAGTGGACAGTGGACAACTGGGCCACATCTTCACTATCAAGTTGAGTCACCTTTTGGCGCAGAACTTACTAATAGAAACACTATTAATCCTGCAAAGTTTTTATCAGAACATGCTGGCGGTGGTAGTGGTGCAGAATATGCAAGAAAATCAATATTAAGAGCTCAATCTATATTGGGGGGACAATATAATTCTAGCTATATAACTGAACAAATGATGCGAGTTGCTAAACGTGAATCTAATTATACTGCTAATGCAGTAAATGACTGGGATGTTAATGCACAAAATGGAACTCCATCAAAAGGTATGTTTCAAATGATTGAACCATCATTCAGAACTTATGCTATTAAAGGACATAGTAACATCATGAATCCAGTTGACGAAGCAATATCTGCAATGCGTTATATTGTTGGTACATATGGATGGAATGGTTTTAAACGTGCTGGTGATTATGCGTATGCAAATGGTGGTTTAGTAACACATCATCAAATTGCAGAAATTGGTGAGGGTAATAAGCCAGAAATGATTATTCCTTTAACAAAACCTCAAAGAGCATTACAGTTAATTAGGAAATCACAAGAAATAATAGGACATAAACCTGAAAATAAAACTTCTATTTATTCAAATGATAATACTTCAATGGTAATGCTATTAGAAGAGAATAATGAATTACTTAAGTTATTAATTACAACTATAAAAAATAAAGATTTTAACGTTGATATAGAAAAAATGGAAAAAGCAATTAGTGAAAAACAAATGGACAGATATAGATTAATAAAATTAATGGGGGGAGGTGCTTAAAATGAATGATTGGTTTAAATTTATTTTTAAAGAAACAATAATCAATTTAAATAATATACCAGGAGTTATTTTCAAAGATATAGAAATAGGTGATGTTAATGTAGATAATACATCACAAAAAATAGATGCTAATGACGGAGTTATTCCTGGTAGTAATACATTTTCACCTTTTACATTAAAAGCTACATTTTATTATGATGGTGTTGATGAAAGTGACTTATTCTTAATGGAACAAAAATTGAGAAATGTTATATATCAACGAGAGCCATATTATATATCGCATAGTAAATTACCTAGAGTTAAATACGCTGTAAATGATGCGAGTTTAAAAAAAACACGTTATTTTCATTCTGATATGGAATTTGAAATAGAGTTTACAGTATATAAGGGCTATTCAGAATCTTTATTATATACAAACGAAGTTGATAGTCTAGAAGATGGGTTTATGCTTACTGAAACATTACCAACTGATTATGTACCTAGATATCAATTTAATACAAACAATTTCACTGTATATAATGGTTCAAGTGAAGTTATAGATCCTATTAAAAGACACACTTTAAAAATAAAGATTATAGCTGATTCGCCATCTAACTTTTATTTAACAAATTTAAATAATCAATCTAAATTCACTTACACTAAACCACTAAAAACTGCTGATACTTTAATTTTAGATGGTGAGGCACCATTTTTGAATGATAAAAGATGTGGGGTAGATACAGATAATGGTATTATTAAGTTAGAAAAAGGTACAAATAATTTTAAAGTTAATGGAAATGCAAAAATTCAATCAATTGAATTTGCATTTCCATTTATTTATAGGTAAAAGGTGAATTTTATGGATTATATTGTTATAGGTAATATGAATGAAACTAAAAAAGAAATTTTTATTGATATAGATTATGGATCATTTAAATATGATTATGAAAAAAATAATAACCGCTCTTTAAGGTTTACAGTTATCAAAACAAATAGAAACAAAGATATCTATGATTTAATTCAATGCGAATCTATAGTGTACTATCAAGGTCAAAAATATATTATTAAAGCTCCCACATTTAACAATAAATCTAAAATACAGACAGTGGATGTTACTGCTATTCATATTATGTATGGTTTTCAAGATCATTACGTTTATTCAAATTCTAAAAAAGAAAATGATAAAAATACAAAATCCTATACTTTAGAAGAGATACTTAAATATGGTTTCAAAGACAATACTTTAGGTTATGAATATGAAATCATAGGTCGCTTTAAAACGACTAAACTTGATGAATTAGGTAATGCCCCAGGTTTTGATTTTTGCAAAGCTATTGCTGAGAAATTTAATGCAATAATTTTTGCGGATAATAAGAAAATTACGTTCTATTCTGAAAAAGAATTCTATAAAAAAAGAAATTTAGTTATAAGATATAAATATAATACTGATGAAATTGCGGTGGATGTTAATACTAATAATTTGAAGACAGAAATAAAAGCATATGGTAAAAAACAGGATAGTTCAGCTAAAAGCGATGATAGAAAAAGTAAAGGTAAGGATCAAAGTATTGAATACTTATATAAATCACCAAATATTAATAAGTGGGGGAGAAAAGTTGCTCCACCTATAAATAATGATGAAATAAGTGATTTAGAAGAATTGAAAAAATGGGTAAAAACGCAAATTCAAGATGAACCAGAAACGAGTTTGAAGCTTGTTTATAAGGATAAAGAACCCTTAAGTGAGAACGATATTATTAAATTTATTCACCAAAGTATGGGATTTAATGTAGATTTAAAAATTGTATCATTAAGTAAAAATCATCCTTTTGTAAATAGACCCGATGAAGTAACTTTTTCAAATGAAAAAAAAGATATCATCAATTTACAAAATTCTATTCAAAAACGTATTTATAAAATAAACGCTTATACCAAAAAAGCTATTTCAGATACAGAGAAACGATTAGAAACTATTAAAACTAATACTCCTATATTTACTGCCAAAGATGTTGGGAGCGTTGTAGATGACGAAAATTAAGTTAAAGGAATTATATGAAAGTGGACTGATTTTTTATCCAATTACACATGTAAAAGCAATTCGTGGGCTATCCATAGCAACAGAAACTGAAGATGGATTAATGTCAAAAAAAGACAAAATAAAACTTAATAATTTTAATTCAACAGGCCCTAATAGATTAGGGTCTGTTTTTTATAAGGAAGTGAACAACTATGACTCAAATTACTAAAGCTAGAACATTAACTTATGATGGGGAAGAAGTTTATGTTAGAACACACATTGATGTTATTGATGGTTTCGATAAAAATTTACTTTTAACACCTGAAGAAAAACAAAAGTTAAATAGTTTTTCGCAAGACAATCTGACAGTAGCAACTTCAGAAAAAGCAGGTTTAATGTCAGCCGAAGATAAAAAACGTTTAGATAAATTAAAAACAAATTCAAATGAATACTCAACAAGGTTAAGCAATGTTTCAACAAATAATACTTTAATTAAACAAGATATTAATTTATGGCCAAGTAATCAACAGACGGTTAATTTAAACAAAAGTATTTCATCTTGTAATAACGGAATTATTTTAGTTTGGCGTTTAGATGAATCTGATGATTTATATCATTACCAATACTTACCTAAATCACATGTTCAATTGCATAGAAATGCAAAAGTGACTGAAGTCATATCTATAAATTCTTCTGGACAAACATGTACTAAAACTGTAGTGGTGAGTGATCAATTAATTAAGGGTACAGATGATAATTTTAGAAACAATGCTAATAAGATTCGATTACATGAAATTTTAGAATACTGAGGTGATTGATTTATGAATTTAAATAAAAGTCTTATTGATTCAGACGGTGTCACATTTAGACGTCAAATGATAGAAAATTTAAAGATAATTGAAGATACGTTTAATAAAGTATTTGGATATAAAGATTTAAGTACTCAAGAAAGAAAGGAATTAAGTGAGTTTAAAAATGCTTTAGAAAAAGAAATAAGAGCAATTGTTATGCCAGAGATGTCACCTTTAGAAGTTACTGAAGAAGTATCTAAAAGTAAAATTGATTTAACTGGTGTAAAACATGAGACACTGTCGCAGCGTATTGATGCGGATATAAATAATATTATTAAAAAAGATAAATATAGTAATTTAGTAGTAACTCAAAACGGTACATTAGTATATGATTATTCAAAACTTTCACAAACAATTAAACAAGTTAGAAATATTTATTGTATTGGTGATTCTGTAGCACGTGGTTTACATGCCAAAAAGAATTATGGCCAATATTTATCTGAGAAATTAAATATACCAGTGAATAATTTTGCTGTTAGTGGTGCAACTTTTTCTACAGCTAGTAATAACAATATATATAAACAAGCTAATCAAATACAAAATGCTGATTTAGTCATAATACAAGGCACAGATGATGATTGGCTCTATGGTAACGGTGTGAAAATTGGAAAAGATAAAACCGATATATCTACTTTTTATGGAGCTTTTTATCAAATTATAAAGCTTATCAGATTACAAAATAAAGGCGTAAAAATTATATGTATGACTGCCACACGTCAGTTACCTGTTAATGGCAATCAAATTAGAAGAAAAGACACTGATAAAAATTCATTAGGCTTAACTTTGGAGGATTATGTAAATGCTCAAATACTAGCTTGCACAGAATTAAAAATACCAGTTTTTGATGCATATCATTCAAATATTATTGACTCATACAATCCTGCTTTTAGAAATAAATGCATGGTTGATGGCTTACATCCGAATGAATTAGTACACGAAGTTATTACCTATGAGTTATTAAAAAACTATTATTACTTTTATGGTTAAGAGGGGAGAAATAATAAATGGCTAATCAAGAACTATCATTTGATATTACAAAATTAGGTAATCAACAAGAAAAGCAACAATATATTGTTAGTAGGGTTGGAGACGGAGGGCTTAAAGCTATTACAATTTCAGTTACATCTAATGGAACACCATATAATATTACGGACTTAACACCAATTTTTGAAGGAGTAAAACCAGATGGTGAACGTATTATTGATACGACTGGTGGTATTGTATTAAATGCAAAGGGAGGTATTTTTAGGTATATATTACCGCAACAAGCTAGTACTGCAGAAGGTGATTATCAACAAGCTTTCTTTAAATTAAAGAGAGGGGAGCAAACTGATTCTACAATTGAAGTCCAAATGCGAGTATTAAAAAATAAAGTAGAATTTGGCATTAATTCAGAAAGCTATTTTACTGAATATCAAAAAGAGTTAGAGAGATTAAGAAAAACAGTTGAAGCTGGTATAAAAGAAATAAATAATTCTGCTGATGGTACAAAGAATAAAGTTCAAAATTTAGTTGATACAGCAAATATGCTGGATTTACAAATTAAATCGCTTAAATCATCTATTGGAAGCAATCAATTAGTAACTAAAAGTGAATTGAATAATCAAATTAATCAACTTACTGAGCAAGTTTCAGATTTTTCATCATCACTAATAACAACCAAACAGAATTTAACTCAAAATATTAGAGATTTAGTTAGTAAGAAATTAGATGCTGGAGTTAGAGAAGGAGTTCTAGATAACCCAGCAAATATTACTAGTACAGGTTATTATTATTTCGATTCTACCACTCAAGGAATGCCAGTTAGAAATGGCAACAATACAACAGGAATTATACAAGCTATTATGCAGGATGATGGGAACGGTATTTTGACTATATTAGGTTCAGGGTTATCAATTGAAAAATATAGAGGGCAATTATATGATCGATGGAAATCATCTCTACCAATTCTTTTATGGAAAGGTAGAGGTCAAAGAGGAAATACTCTTGAATTAAAAGATAAAATACAGAATTACGGCCAGTTAATTATTAAATTAGTCTTTTTCACTAATCGTCTTGCTACTCAATTTATTACAGTACCAGATATAGGGCAAACAGTTTATTTGAATAACATTGGTATGAGAGCGTTAAATGATGAATTTAAAAACGGATACTTAGACGAGATTTCACTATCTGTGAAAGACGAGAGACATATTCAAATATTAAAAACTTTAACCTCTACTGATAATGCAATTGCTACTAATTCAGATGCAATTATAACTGCAATTTATGGTATATATTAACAATCGAAAGAGAGTGAATAAAATTGGGAACAGTACAAAATTATAATACAGAAGTAGACGATTTTATGAGTCTAATATATTCAGGTAATTCAGTTTTTATTGATTTACTTTTAATTATGATTTTAATTGATATAGTTACGGGAATATTAAAGGCATTTTCAGAAGGAAAGTTATGGAGTCACAAAGCAATAACTGGATATATAAAAAAAATAGCTTATCTATGCGTTGTGCTAGTAGCTAATACATTGGATATAGTATTTCAATTAGACGGAATTTTAGTTAATGGTTCAGTTATCTTTTTAATTTTATCAGAAGCAACTAGTATTATTGAGAATGCTGCAATCTTGGGTGTGCCGATACCGGATCAAATAACAAAAAGGTTAAATATTTTTAGTAAAGATAACAATGCGACTAAATAAGTCGTTTTTATAGATTAATTTTATTGGAGTTGATTAATTATGTCAAAAGAATATTTGGGTGAATGGAATGGCGTACCAGTGTATACCGACTTTTTACCATATGGAACGAGACGTACAGGGCAATCTTTAGACACTGGTAGCCCAATTTTTGCGGTATATCATGACACAGGTAATCCTGGAAGTACAGCACAACAAAACGTTGACTATTATAAAAATACTTATGATATAGATTGGGCTACTACCGCTTCGGCTCATTTCTTTGTAGATGATAAAGAATGTATTATTTGTGTGCCATTAGACGAAAAAGCATGGCACGTTATTTATGATACGCCAACAGACAATTATTATTTTGGTGATGATGCCAATGACGCTGCTTTTGGTGGCGAGCTATGTTATTTTGAAGATGATAGAGAACGATCATTAAAAGCACTTGATAACTTTGCTAGAGTGTATGCAGTACTGTGTCCTTCATGGAATATCGATCACTATAATAAAGCACCAGGTCATCAAGATATTCAAGATGATAAACGTGATCCAGGTAATGCACTGGAAGCATGTGGTTATGGACGTGATGAAATTGATGTGATTGATAATCTAGTGCAACGTTATATTGATAGCGAAGATGTTGATACAGAAACAATTGTGAATCAACCTGAAGAACAAGACGAAATTATTGAAAAGAAACCAGTTGGATGTACACGTGTAAAAGTATGGTCAGAAGATGCTTATTATAAAGGTAAGATTAAATACGATGCTTCATTACGTGAACGTGCCGGAAGTAGCTTTGATAACTTTAGTTTTGCAAAAGAAATTGATGTACTTGAAGCGGGTACAGAAGTTTATATTTTTGAAGAAATTCAAGATCCACAAGGAAATATTTGGTGTCGAACATATTCGCCTAGTAATAATGGGTGGGTGCACAAGCATACTATTGAAGTAGAAGAAAAATATAAATAATTAAAAGGGTAGCCATTTTTTGGTTACCCTTTTTTGTGTTTAAATGTAATTATATGATTAGTGTTTTATATCTATCTGAAACAAATTTAAAGATAGTGATTTAAATAGTGGTTCACAGCATATTAAAGTTAGAGTATAATGTAATTAATTTTGAGTATAATAGAGGCAGGGGTACAAGTTGGAAATTATTTCAGAAATCACTGAGGATGTGGGGAATGGAGTAACCGATCCTATTCGAGGATATATAGATGATAAAAAAGTTGTTGCAAAGTACATACACAATAACGAAGGATTTATTGCGTTATTTAATGAATTATTAGGCTATAATTTAGCTGAATTTTTTGGTATAAGACATCCCCATTTTGGATATGCATTGTTTAGCAAAGAAGATACGGCAGTGAAAAATGGGAAAGATTACGTACATAGTAGTTTGTTCACTTACACAACTTGGTTAGAAAAATCATTAACAATTACTTCGCCCAGCATGACATCTTTTGTTCAAAAGAGTGAAATTGTCAATTTGCTTCTATTTGATATCTTTATTTACAATAAAGATAGAAATTTAGGTAATTTATTAATAGAAATCCCTAAAAAATTATATCCTATTGATTATACTCATATTTTACCAGGTGGATGTATTTGGCCAGATGTACTTAAAAATGATGATTATAGTATAGAGGATATAATTAAGGATATGTTTAGTTCTGGATATTATCAATATTTACTTGAAAATAGAAAAATTGAAACATCAATAATTGAAGATTGTGGTAGAACTTTTGTT